AAATAAGAAGATTCTTAATTGAGGCTGCACAAAAGAATTACACATTAGCAGAGACAATTGCTTTGCTTAGAACTTCAGGCATTACCAATTATAGAGCCGAACTTATTGCTAGAACGGAAACAGGCAGAGCAGCTAACATAGGGTCAATGGTGGGAGCAACAAGCACAGGATTAGTAACTATCAAAGAATGGATTGCAGCTAGAGACAATAGAACAAGGAGAGAACCAAGAGACCATACTGACCATTTAATTATGGACGGAACTAAACTACCTATGGAGAAACAATTTCACGTTCCTAATAATCAAGTAGGCTTAGGTTATGAACTAATGGACCATCCTTGCGATTCTAAAGCAAGTGCTGCAAATGTCTGCAATTGCAGATGTACTTTAGGATATGAAGCAGTAAGAGGTGCAAATGGTAAACTTTTAACTCTTGCAGACAATCCTCCAATGGGTAGAATCGGAGTTATTTGGAATGCCTTACAAAATGTAATGGGTCAAGCAATATCAAAACTTATAGCATCATTAATAGAATAACAAAAAAAATAATAACTTTGTCAATATGAAAACATACGCATCAAAAGATACTATTGTTGAAAAACAAGATATCGGTTACGAAGTAATGGATGTTGATACCGAAACTCGTAGAGTAAAAGCAGTTTGGGCAAGAACAGGAAACATTGATTTAGATAATGATATTATAGTTCCTGAAGCCTTTACTAAGACTTTAAAAGAAAGAGGTCCATCAGGTAAAAACTTAATATGGTCTTTAGTAGATCATTGTGCTGAAATGGAAGCCGTAATCGGTAAACCAGAGCAATTATATGTTGAGGGAGATATGCTTATAGCTATTACCCCAATAGTAGAAACTGAGACTGGTGAGGATATGATTAAAATGTATGATGCTGGTCTTATCAATCAACATTCAATTGGATTTAGTACAATTAATTCAAGCGTAGATAAAAACGGAATAAGAACAATAAGTGAACTTAAACTTTACGAAGGTAGTGCAGTATTATGGGCAGCAAACCCAGAGACTCCAACTATCTCTGTTAAAAGTGAAGTTAAGAAAGAGCAATTAGCAAACAGGCTAGAGAAACTCTTGAAAGCGTTTAAAGGTGGTCGTTTCACAGATGAGACCTTTGCGTTGATGGAGATTGAAATAAAAAGGATTCAATCAGAATTATTAGAAATTGAAATCGTTAAAGAAATCACTCAGACCGAGCAATCACCTGAGCCGATAATCGAGGAAATTAAAAACAATGATGAACAAGTCCTGAAGGCAATTAAAGAATTTAATAAAATATTAAAAAAGTAAAAATGGAAAACATTATTAACGAAATGGCTGAGAACCTTAAAGGTTTTCAAGCTAACATCGAAGCTAAGTTAGAAGAAACTAAAGCTGAGATTAAAGTTGTAAGAGATGAAGCACAAAAACAATTTGATGCTCAAGCTGCTGCAACAAAAAAAGCTGCAAAGCGTGAAGTAAAACATCTTGACGAAGTTATCATCGAGAAATTAGATGGTAAATTAGATGAGATGGAGAAATCAATGAAATCAAATGGTAAATTCCGTTTAGATTTAAGAGATGTAAAGTCTATGACTTTATCTGCAAGTTTAACAGGAGATGCTCAAGCATCTTATGCTCCTAATGCTTCAGTATTACCAAGTCAAGCAATCAACTTCCGTGATTTAGTACCAACTGTAAGAAGTGAATCAGGTCTTTATGTATTCTACAAAGAGACTGCTACAACTAACAACATTGCTGCTCAAACTGAAGGTTCAAACAAAGGTGAGAACAACTACGCATTAAGCGAAGTAAAAGTAGTTAATGACTACATTGCTGGTTTCTCTACTTTCTCTAAGCAAATGGCTAGAAGTTTACCTTTCTTAAGCACAACTTTACCAAGAATGTTGACTAGAGATTTCTACAAAGCTGAGAATGCTGCGTTCTTCTCTACTGTATCTGCTGCTGCAACTGGTTCTACTACAACTGCTGAGACTGTTGATTTAAAGCAATTAGTTGACTACATTGGCAACCAAAAGAGTGCAAACTTTGTATCTTCTGTTGCTTTAGTAAGTCCTTCTCAATTAGGTCGTTTATTAAAAGAAACTATCACTGCTGGTTATTATGCTGGTTCTGGTAGTGTTATCGTTAATCCTAATGGTGGTATGACAATCTGGGGAACTCCAGTAATTGCTGCATCTTGGGTTACTGATGATAAAGTACTTATCTTAGATAACAACTTCGTAGAGCGTATTGAGGTTGAAGGAATGGCTATTGAGTTCTCTTATGAGAATGCTAGTAACTTCCAACAAAATATGGTTACTGCTCGTATCGAGTGTTATGAAGATATTAACTTAATGCAACCAACTTCAGCTATTTATGCTGACTTAGGAAACGTATAGTTCTAATCTTACATAGATATAAAGACCCCTTGCTTTTTAGTAGGGGGTTTTTTATTATAAATAATGTAAATTTGTAAAAAAGATATATGGCATATTCTAATTTTATAATAGATTTCACTTTAACTGAGGAAGCACCAGTAACAGAGCCAGTAACATTAGCTGAGGCTAAATTGTATTGCAGAGTTACTAATTCTGTTGATGATAACCAGATTGAGGATATGATTACTCAAGCAAGAGAAGCTGTTGAAGTTGGCACAGGATTGAGTTTAGTCCCAAAGAATGCTATTGTATGGTTTACTAATTTTGATGGTAATTTTAACCTTCCTTATGGTCCTTTAGTTGATTTTATTTCATTATATGATGAAAATGGCGATGAAATTGATGCAGCAGATTATAATTTAGTTGGTGGTTCTTATCCTCAATTAACCTTCCCAACAAGAAGGAATATGAAAGCTACTTATGATGTAGGGTTTACAACTATCCCAAAGGATTTGAAGATTGCTATTTTAGATCAAGTGTCTTACGATTACGAGAATAGAGGATTGGATTCAGATACAGGTATTTGTGAAAAGACTTGGAAAGCCTGTCAACGCTGGACAAGAATAAGCCCAATATTATGAGAATAGGAAGCAAAAAAGGTAATTATGTAGATGCCAATACAATGTACTCTGAAATAGGCTTATATGTGCCTACAAGTACATCAGATGGGCAAGGTGGCTATGAAACTACCTTTGTCTTACAAGAGGTTGTATTTGGTGATTTTCGCCCTCAAGAGGAAAATAGAGCCTTATTAGAAATGGAGTTGAGTTTTACTCGTTCAGCTAAGTTATTTATTAGGTATGATGTAACCATCAATAATAACTATCAAATAGAGGCTGAAGGAGAGATGTACACAATTCACTCTATTAAGGATGTAGAAAATCAGTTTAGATTTTATGAAATATTAATGTACGCATAATGGCAGGAGTATTTTTTAATGTTACTCAGTTTGATGAGACTTTGGTTAAATTAGAAAACCTAACTCAAAAACTTAAAAATGACATTATTGATGAAACAAATGCATCTGCGTTAAAGATTCAATCAGAGGCTAAAAAGAATGCACCTGCAAACTTTGGGAAATTAAGAGGTTCAATACATTTAAAGGAAGAAGGAGGAATAGATAAAAAGGTTTATATAGTTGGTTCAGATTTATTATATGCTCCTTATGTAGAGTTTGGAACGGGGGGAAAGGTTGATACTCAAGGATATAATGAGTTTGCTAATACCTTTAGAGGCAAGGCTGGTGGTACATTCCAAGAGATGTTAAAGGCATTGGTACTGTGGGTTAAAAGAAAAGGTATAGTAGGAACTTATAGCATTAAAAGTCAAAAAAGAACAGGAAGTAAAAAATTACAAAAATCACAGAATGACTCAGCAGCTTATGCAATAGCATTAAGCATATTAAGGAAAGGATTAAGACCACAACCTTATTTAATACCTGCTTATGAGATTGAGGTTTCATTATTAAAAGATAGAATTAAAAATATAATAAATGCTAAATCCTAATATAGAGATAAAGAAGTGGTTTTATACCGAATTAGTTAGTGCTACTAGCTTAGGTGTTTATGATGGTTTTGCTCCAGATGGAGTAGGCAATGAATACATTATTTTAGATGGCAGAAGTTCAAGTCAAGAACAAGGCAAAGCAGGTTATACAAATGGCATTACAATCATAGTTGACATTGTTACAAAAAATGCTAACTTTGGCTATAAACGAGCTGAAGAAATAAGCGATTTGGTATTGGCTAACATAAATTCAGATACAACAATAACTTTAAGCAACGGATTTACTTCGTCTGCTTTAAGTGTTCAAAGTGTTAGAAATTTAGATGGCTTAAACCCTTTGGATAATGTCTTTAGAACGATTATAACATATAATATAATAATAACTCAAAATTAAATAAAATGGCAGAAACAAAAGTATCAGCAAGAGATTATATCCTTTTAGCTGACATAGACGACAGCGGAACATTCAAACCTGTTGCTTGTCTTACAACTAACTCAATGACTTCAGTAGTAAACACTATTGATGCAACTTCTAAATGTGGAGATCAATATCAAGCTGGTCCTTCATTTACTCAATCATTCAAAGGTGATGGTTTTGCAATTGATGAAACAGGAAGTCCAAGTAAGGATTCTTACCAACAATTGTATGCTGCTCACGCTGCAAGAACATCTTTCAATATGAAGATGGGTAAAGCAACTCCAACCACAGGTGATATTGTGTATTCAGGTCAAGTATTTATTTCAAACTTTGATGTAAACGCTGCTGATAAAGATGATGTTAAATTTACTGCAACTTTTGTAGTAACTCTACCACCATTAACACAAACTGAAACTGCATAAACAATAACCTATGTTTGAATTAAGACTGAACAACAAAACTATACTCCTTAACTGGGGTACTTTGGCGATGCGTTTATTTACCACTAAAAACAACACAGATATTAGTGGATATTTTGACCTTATGACAAAGGCTGGGAAGGATATAAATACTTTAGTTTCTTTAGTACATTGTGGCTATGAAGCTGCTTGTATTAAAAGCAATATACCATTAGAATACACAGAAAATGATGTATGCGAATGGATTGATGAAATTGGAGGAGTATTTAAAACTGAAGGTCAGCTAGTTGACTTCATTAAATTTATAGTTGATAAAACAATTTTAAATGTATCTAATGAAGTAAAAGAAGAAAAAAAAAAGCCTAATAAAGCTAAGTTGGGATGATGTCTTAGTTAAGGCTGCTGAATGTGGGGTAAAACCTAATGAGTTTTGGGATATTACTTGGAAGGACTTTTCAATTATCGTTTTAGGTAATGAAAGGAAAGAATTAAATCAATGGGCAAGGACTAGAAACCTTGCCTATATTATATACCTAAGTAATAGTGCTGAAAAATCGCCTAAATCATTAAAAGCATTTTGGCATATACCAGCGATTGATGATTTAGAAATAGAAGAAGAAAAAGAATTGTTAACAGATGAACAATTAGCAAGGACATTAAAATTGTATGGAGTAAATTAAAATAAGATGGCAGATAATATTGGTTTTAATGTAAAAGTTGGAATGGATGTTGCAGAGATACAATCTGAACTGCAAAAAGCCGAAAACCAACTTAGACAATTTCAGGCACAATTAAAAAAGTCTACCAATACTATTGAGATTAATATGCTCAATACTGAAATTAAGGCTTTAAATTCTCAAATATCAGCTTACGGAAATGCATTACAAAAAGTAGGTAAACCAGTTGGTGATGCTTCTCAATCTCTTATAAATTTCTCTAGAATTGCTCAGGATGCTCCATTTGGTATGATGGGTATTGCGAATAACTTAAACCCTATGGTTGAGTCATTCCAAAGATTAGCTGCTACTGAAGGTGGCACTAAGAAAGCATTACTGGCAATGGTTAGTGGTCTTACAGGTCCAGCAGGTATAGGTGTAGCTATTGGTTTATTATCTGCATTACTTTCTACATATAGCAAAGAAATAGGAAACTTCTTTAAAGGAGCAGCTGGAGAATTAGAAGATTTTGTAAAAAAGATTAATGAACTTAACGAGGAATTATATAAGATTGCAGCTAAAGCTGAAGCTAGACAAATAAAAGGAGAAGCATTAGTAAGTATTGTAGGTTCTAATGCTGATTTAAAACAAAGAGAAACAGCATTAGCAGAATTAAAGAAATTATATTCAGATAGCGAAGCTATTAAGAAATTAACTATTGATTCTGATAATAGATCAATGATTGCTGCATTAAATAATGCATCTATACAATTTCAAGTAGCAGAAAAGGAAAAAAATAACAATGCAAAATTAGAGGAAGCATTATTAAAAAGAAGGCAACTATTAGTAAAACAAAATGCAGAATTAAACGCTATTACAGGAGATAAAGTAGTAGGGAGAGAAGGGAAACTTGTAACAGTAGCAGAACAACAAGCACCAATTTATGCTAAATATTCTAAAGATTTTCAGCAAGTAGATGCAGATATTGCTAAATTTAAAACTAAAGTTGTAGAATTAAATACAGAATTATCAAAATATGATAAAGCTGGTAATAAGGAAAATAAGATTAGTGAACTTGATAAAGCATTACAAGGATTTAATAAAGATATTTTAGAAGGGGAAAATTTATTAAAAGCAGGTAAATTATTTGCTAAATCAGGAGAAGATTCTTTTGCTTTACATCAATTAAATGCAATAGATAAAGCTATTAAAACAATAGCAGGGATATCTGGTCCAGCAGCAGAAGAAGCAATAGGAAGATTATTACAACAAGAAAATGCTATATATGATAAATATTATAGTGGCAAACCAAAAATAAGTCGTGCTGAATTAGATACTTCAACTGTATTTAAAGATACTTCTTATCGTGCTACTGATAAATATACAGGAGCAGGAGAAAAAACATTAGACCCTAAAAGAACTGCTAATAATATGGTAATGCTTGATAAAGAAGCTAATCGTATTTTTATTCAGGGAGAAACTGAAAAGGAGAAAGAAGTAAGAAAATTATTAAAAAAACAGCAGCAAGAGTATGAAAATTTTGCTGGTACAATTTCAAATAGTGTAACTAATGCATTTATGGGTTTATTTGATGCAATGGAAAAAGGACAAAGTGTTGGAGAAGCATTAGGAGATATGTTTAAGAATATGGTTAAACAACTTGCAGCAGCAGTAATTCAAGCATTGATATTTAAAGCAATTATGAGTGCTTTAACAGGAGGAACAGGTGGTGGTGCAAGTGCTTTAGGAGGTTTAGGTAGTTTTTTTATGGGAGGAGCTACTGAATTTGCATCGGGTGGAATTGTAAGTTCCCCAACATTGGGTTTAGTTGGAGAAGCTGGAACAGAGGCAATAATGCCTTTAAGCAAGTTAAGCAGTTTCTTAAATACTTCTTTTAACGCAGGATCAATGAGTAGTAATTCTACAAGTAATGGTGGTCAATTTGTAATAAGAGGTCAAGACTTATTACTTTCAGTAAATAGAAGTCAAAAGGCATCAAGAATTAAAGGACAATCAATCAGTTTAGGATAATGGCTTACGGATTAAGATATACAATAACTCAAATTTTAAGGAATGGTAATAACCAAGTACTTGAGATTTATGAGAGAGATTATGTTGCTGGAATAGTTAAAACTTATCAGCCAGTATCAATAATAGTTCAGCCTAACTCAAACGAGGAGTATCCATATCCTACAATTATATCTACTCAGGTTAACTTTTCTATATTATTAGAAACGCAAGATGATTACGACCAATTTCCAGATGTACTTAGTCAAGATGATAGAAAGTATTATGTAATACTAAAAGAAAGTACAAACGTAATGTGGAGAGGTTATATGTTTAATGATTATACTCAAATGGGGTTTTCAACAGGTATAACTCAAGCAGACTTTACTTGTATTGATGGAATATCATTTATACAAAATATTCAATATATAAGAGATGATAGTATAAATCAATTAGATACTCAATTAAATGTAATTAGTGCTGGATTAAGATTATTAGAATATCCAGATGTATTGAATTTAGTTGTGGCTTGTTCATATTTTGCAGGTGGAATGAATGATAGACAAGATAGCGTAAGTAATGAGCCATTTAGCCAAATCTATCAGTATAGAAGGGATTTTATTGGTGAGTCTTATTATGAGATTATTGGCAAAATAATGACATCATTTAATTGTAGAATGTTTCAAGCTAATGGAGATTGGTGTATATTTTCAATGAATGAAATGGCTGCATCTACAAATTATTTTACTAAATATGATATTTTATCTACTCCTACAATTACAAGTAGTGGTGTTTTAAATAATACAGTTAATATACTTCCTTATGCAGATGGAAATGTGCATTTTATTAATAATAGTCAAGTAAAGCTATTAAAGAAAGGATTTTATAATATACAAGGAAGGGGTGCTTATGAATCAGCTTTAAATTATTGCGACAATGCAGACTTAAAGTTAAATGCTTTCCCTACTAATACTGCAACTGCGTTTATTTTAGGAGCAACAGGAGATTCAACGGCAACAATAGTTCCAGATACAACAGGTCAATTTGATTCAGTTTCTTTAGTAAGAAATACAAGTGGTTTAGCTAGTATTGAAAATGGTAATTTAGCTGCTCCAAATTATTTCCTTCCTTATATTGGGGAAGTTCCTTTTAGTTTAAGTTTTGAACACGCAACTTCAACAAGTGCTAAATTGCAAATTTCAATGAATACATCATTAGGAGTTGTATATTTAGATACAAATGGGCTATGGCAATCTTCAGTACAAAATTTAACAATAGATGATAATGATGCTACATATTCAACATATACTAAAGATATTCCACCATATTTTGTAACAGGTGTTGCAATATTTGGATATTTAAAGTTTAAAATAGTATGTAATGCATCTGGAGAATCAACAGCATTAAGAAATTTCATTATACAAAGAGGAGATAGTGAAATAAAATTTATTGAAGCAAACTATGTTGCTGATAATACAATTCAATCTACTTTACAAGTATTTGAGCAACCTTATGGAAATAATTATCCTACTAATTATACATATTCATCTAATAAAGGTGTTTTATGTGCTTCAGATGGTACATTCTTAGAGAATTGGTATTCATCTTGTCCTAGTGGCACTCCTTTAGGAGCAATAGATTTAATTGTATTTATGACTTATCAAAACATAAGAAACTTAAATAAGAACGTAGCAACTGTTGAATGTGATTTAGGAGATCATACTAGCGATGTAGGATTTGTCTATTTAGATAAGGTATTTACAACAACAGACACAGTTACAGGTAATTTGTCTTATACTGGTAAGAAATTCATTATGAATAGAATAAGTCAAAATGCTTATGAAAATCAATTAAACTCAGTTCAACTGATTGAGGTAAGTGTAGCTGAAATAGAGGCATTTATCATTCCAAATTACATAACGGATGCTGGTCAACTAGGACCATTTTGGATAGCACAATTTAATATTAATATAGTTTAACTTTGCAATATGGCAGACAAAGTACAGGGTAAAAATATAATGCTTTATTATCACGAACCACCTTCTGAGGCATACCCAGATGGTAGAGATATTGCATTTGCTTGTTCAACAAATTGTTCATTTTCAGTTAATGTTGACCAACTAGAAGTAACTTCTCAAACAAGTGCTTGGTATCGTGAATTTAAGAACGACCTAGCTTCTTGGACTATTAGTTGTGATGGCTTAATAACCTTAGATGGTTACGGCTATCTTTTCTTACTTCAACAGCAACAAGATAGAACTCAAATAGAAGTAAAGTTTGTTATTGATAACGGAGTAGATGGTTTAGTTATTATAAGTGGTAATTGTAATCTAACAAGTTTACAAATAAACGGACCATATAAAGACATAGCTACTTATTCTGTATCATTACAAGGATCAGGTGCTTATGGTTTAACAGGAACAACAATAAATCCTCAAGGTGTGGTAATAGTAGGTGGTGGTGCAGTTTACACTAAAGGAACAACGGCTGCTGGTGGAGAAACTACAATAACTTATTCAGATATGATAGGCAAGTCTTGTCTTTATGTATCAAGAGGTGGTATTGATGTTCAAGCAATTTTATCAAGTGGTACTCCTGTAGATGAGCAAGTTAAGTGGGTAAGTGCAACAGGGGTATTAACATTTAGTAGGGTTTTAGAAAGTGGGGAGTTCGTAAGAAGTCTTTTTCAATAATTTAGTTATAAATTAATAATAATGGCAAATCAAATAGTTGTTTCATCAGGTGCAAAGGTTAGGGATTTAAACGATGTCATTATTGGCACAAGTGGAGTATTAAGTTCATTAGCTTTTAATGTATCTAATGGAGTTCCCAAGTTAGATGTTAATGGTAAGATATTAGTATCTCAATTACCTAACTCTGTAATGGAGTATCTAGGAACTTGGAACGCAGCGACAAATACTCCTTTTTTAGTAAACGGAACAGGTAATGCTGGAGATGTTTATTTATGTAATGTAGCAGGTACAGTTGACTTTGGTGCTGGTCCTATTACTTTTGTAGTTTCTGACCAAGTAATTTATTCAGGTTCTATATGGCAAAAGGCATCAGGTTCTAATGGAACAGTTACTTCGGTAGCAGTTACGGAGAGTGGAGATTCATTAAATATTACAGGATCACCAATTACTACAAGTGGAACAATAAACATAGGGTTTAACGGAACGAATCTTCAGTATATAAACGGAGCTGGTGATTTAACTACATTTCCGACTTTATTGTCAAGTGTGGGTTTATCTATGCCAAGTGCTTTTAACGTCTCTAATAGCCCTCTAACGGCTAATGGAACGATTGCAGTAACAGGAGCAGGCAATGTTTCTCAGTATATTAGAGGAGATGGTACTTTAGCAGCTTACAATCCAAGTACAGGTGGTGGTGGTTCTTCAGTTTCGTATTATCTTAACGGAGGAACAAATCAAGGCACATTTGTAGGAAACAC